GAATCTCTTTGGCTTCCAACCAAAGTCAATTAAGTATTCACCGATCTGTTTGCGCGAGCCTAGATTGAAAGGCACTTCCTCTACCCTAATAGTTTTTCTTTTTATAGCTATCTCTTCATACTCTTCTTGGGTAAGGCGGCTTTTCTTTTCTGTCCCTTCAATAAGGCCCATCTTAGAGAGAGCGCCCGTTTTTGTAAACTGTGCCAGAAGTGTGGTCTTAATCTTCTTGGGCCTAAAAGTTTTTTGGACCTCGCGCTCAACTTCTTTGAGTCGATCAGTCAGTTCAGCTACCAGTATCGTTGCCACCTTTACATCAAGCAGGAAACCATGTTCTCTTTGATCTGCAATAATCTTGAGTGCCTCATGTTCTAGCACTACGGACTGTCGGCTGAAGCCCCTTGATTCTGCTTTAAGATTATTAAACATCTTGGCGTTGAGCACTGCGTCATTGCGGCAGTAGTTCAGCATCTCTGGAGAGTACTCCCCAAACTCTTTGTGGTCTATTTTTTGAAGACCAATGCGGTAACCCCAAGACTCAAGGCTATGCCCACCCTCGCGTGTTGGGTTGAAGAGTCGAGACAGCACCAGCGTATCTACGATGGCGCGGTTCTCAGCCAAATCAATATTATGTATTTTCTTTATTGCTGGTAGATCATAGCCTATGATGTTATGACCTATCAGTTTGTCAGCGTTAGAGAGGTGAGCAAGCCCCTGAACAATCTCAGTCGGGCCAAAGGTTTGTGTGTCTCCAGAGTCAGGATCAACAGCGGCGATACACCAGATCTTCGTAGGCTCTAAGCTGTCTGCTTCTATGTCAAAGACAATACTCTTCATAGTTCTATTTCTTCTTGTTCTTCAACTTCCATTCTAAGTTCACTGAGCCTACCACTGTCTTTGTCGTAAAACAAGTGAGTGGCTAAACCTACATCGCCCGTATACCTAGACTTCAACACGCGCACTCTTGTGGTGCTGGCTTCAATCGGATCTTCTGATTGCTGATTACGCTCAAGAGAGATGACGCTATCAGATAGCTGGGCAATACTCTGTGACCCACGTAGGTGGTTAAGCCCTGTCTCAATACCATTCTCGTGACCGCGATTACCATCAATTCTTCTAAGGTGCGAAACAAGGATAAGGCCCACGCCCGTCTCCTCTACCAGAGTTCTGAAGTTGTGCATTATAGAATCTATATTGCGTCTTTCATCGCCATCCGTTGTCATGGACAGAAGCATATGTAAGTGATCAAAAACTATCCACTTACACTCAAGCCCCATTGCCATAAAGCGTAGCTTACTAAACACGCTGTCCACATCATTCATGCCAAGGTGTGCGTGAACAAAGACACGGTTTTTATTATGCCCGTCATACAGAACATTAAAGAAATTATCTATTTCCTCTTCGCTGTATTGGGCGCGAACACTGTCTATGTGCAGTCGGGCATTGGCCTCAATGGAAAGTATACCATCGACTGTTCTACGCCAATCCTCTTCAAGAGCAATGACGCCTACCTTGTCGTTGGTGTTGGTGATGAGCCAATGTTCAAGCTCACGAGTAACACTAGACTTACCTAAGCCTGTGCCGCCTGTGAGTGTAATTAACTCTCCCTGTCGCAATCCCTCAAGCTTGTCGTTGAGGCCGTCCCAAGGGTAGGGTATGGATTCTTTTCTTTCTCGCTTCTTGTAGTTGTCACGCTCTTCACTGACGTTAAGAATACCTGACGGCGTATATAACTTTGAAGCCCACCAAGAAGTGACGTAAGCTTTGTGATGCCCAAGTTTGAGCATCTCATTAGGGTCTTTAAACTCTGTTGGTAGGCTAAGAATCTTAGCCTTTCCCGGCTTGAGGATACGCGCCACTTTCTTGGCGGCTTCTTTCCCTGCCTTGTCGTTGTCAAACGAAATGACCACCGTATCAAACGATTCAAGGAATTCAAGATTCTCTTGAACATCACGGACTGCACCCTGTGCTCCATTCTTAACAGATACAACCGGCCATTTACTCCCCAGAAGTTCGTATGCCGCCATAGCATCACACTCACCTTCAGTGAGCGTAATGTATTTGCCCCCCGCCTGTGCAATTTGCTGACCAAAAAGTCCAGTTCCCTTGGATGAACCAACCCAATTAAATACTTTATTTTCTCGACGTATCTTTGTGGCAACTTCTTCATTGTTAATGTACGCAGGATAGTGGTGTTCGGTAATCTTCCCTGACTCATCTTTGACTGATCGGACGCCATACTTCTTGGCAGTCTCCAAAGAGATTGATCGGTCTGTCAATGCGTGATAGAAGGTTTGATTTTGAGAGAAGGGTGCGTTGTCGTTTGATCTTTTAAAACTATTAAAGTCTGCCACATTGCCTCCCATTGCAGATTCGTAGTCTTTGAAAAAGGTTCCACAACTAAAGCATTTTGCAGAACCGTTCTCATTTATGGAAACAGGGTCACTGCCTCCACACTCAGGACAGGGCTTGTGATATTCCACAAAATTGCCCATGTTTTATTCCTCCGTTTCATCGTCCTCGACAATTGCAGAGTCATCTAAAAGCTCTTGCATCTTTTGGTGCAGTGCTACAGCAGAAGCTTGAGCAATAGTAACTTCATTCTGAAAGTCATCAATGCGGTCATTAACATTAGCTAACAACTTGAAACAGGAGACTGCCTCAAGCGTTAGCTTTGACACATCGTAAACCTTATCGTCAAACGTGTAACGATAGTTCATAGTTCATCTCCATCATCGTCAAGCACATCAAACTCAGCACCATCAGGGCTGGCGTACTCAATAAGGTCTAAGACTTGCATAGCTTGGAAGTCCAAACCGCGATAGACAGTACCATTCCAAGTGGACTCCCACTCTTTGTACTGAACTCTCACCTTAGAGCCATTACCCACGCTGGTGTTGAGCGGCTCCTTGTTTCTGTCCAGCAACTTTGGTGCAGAATTAAGCTGACCATTCTTGCCAGTAACTTTGCGCTTGATAAGAAGCGCTGGCCCCTCATCCATGTCTTTGACCTTGAATCCGCGTGAACGGAAGTCATTGGCAACATCCTCATCAACCACAAGGTTGACGGTGTAAACCGGAGTGAATGTTGTGTTTGGTGTGGTAACTGATGCCCACATTGCTACGCCTTCAACAATAGCCATAACTTAATTCTCCATTGGGTTAAAAAGATGATTGATGTACTGCGGTATCATACAGTAAACAAAATCTTCTGTCAGTTCCTCTTCTTCCACAACTGCCTGTGACTTGATCCATGAGATCATGTCAGTAACAGTCTGGTAGTTGGGCATACCAGCACCCAGAGTCATAACAAAAGCTTTGCATAGTGTATCTTCAACATCTAACTGAGCATACATGATTAGTAATCTCCTGTCAGGATGGTCTGCTTCACTAAGTCTAGCAACAAATTAAACTTCTCCATTTCAACATCAGATACTACCCTTAACTCCTCACCAGTATCAACAATAAGAATAAAGGGATATCTAATTTCTTCATCATTAGATTGGTCTTTAAGATTTTGAAGACCTTCTAAGACTTTATCATTTAAAGACTTCTTAGTACTTTTTTTAAAATTTCCTTGTATAACTTTCAATTGATATCTCCAAGTCAAAAGACTTTAAAGGTTGATTTTATCATGGATCGTGTGCGGTGTCAAGCCCTGTCAACTTCTTTAATTAACCAATCAAGGTAGACCCCCGCCTTTTTTAAATCTTCAACACCGTTTTTGTAGCGATAACGGTGTATATATTTCATCACATTACCAGCACAATAGAACTCAAACTCTTCCCCTAATTGTTGCTTAATGTATTCAATTGCTTCTATCCCCCCCTTATTGTAGTGATCTGGCTTGGTCACAGGATCAGGGTGCTGGTCTTGAGGGTGGTATAGTTTACCGGAGACTGTTGTTTTACTTGCCCTGTTCCACTCTTCTGGTGTTGCGTCATCAATACTCATAACGGTGTCCTATATGCAATTACTAGCGCCTACATACGAGGCTCTTCTAAGATTACCATTCCATTTCATAGGCCTACCAGCGGCTAACCAATCTGTATACTTGCTCATGTAATAAACATTGTAAGCTACAAGTGTATCCTCATCTTTGTAGGCATCGGGCATACACTGAGGCGGGTCAACCCAGCCATTACTTTTTATATTCTTTGGCATCCTTGAAAGAAACATACGTAGCTTTAACCAGCTTGTATGGTTATGTGAGAAGCGTTCATAGAACTCTGCACTTAAAGCCCTAAAGTGTTTGTATAGCCACTCATAATGCTCATCACTTTGCCTAGCCCAAACTGTGCTGGGATGGTTGACATAGGCCGCTAGATAATACTTATCGTCCCACTTAGGAAGTATCCAGCGTTTAGCTTTACGGCCTGACGCGGAAGTGCCTTCAACTGGTCTGCCATCAAGAACTCTATGCGCTGTTGATAGTATCTGTGCTGACTCTAGCGGCATCTTAACGATGTGCTGATCACACATTCGCTTTGCAGAAGCAACTGGATCTTCATCCAAATAAAATATATTCATGGTTCATAGCGTCCTAGTATTTCATCATCTGGTATAAGTTGTATGCGGTTGATACGCACCGGAAGATAGGGGTACTCATTTATGTGGGCTATGAGAGCACCTTTAGCGCCCGGCTCATAAGTCTCATAAGCATTACCGAACTCCCATTCATCTGTGCCAATAGTAGTGTCAGTCTGATACTCTATTCGGTAATAGTGCATTGGTATTTCATTTTCATCTATCATGCTACATCTCCGTGATCTGACCAGTGGTAATCTGCATTGGCTATTTCATCAGCGATAAGATCAAATATATAATCACTATTGAGGTAGCTACTGACATCCAATCCTGCCAACAGACCTCCAACCATCTCGACTTTATCAAGGTCTACTCCTTCTGAATGATTTGTGTAAAAGATCCTTACGTCCATCGTTGCCCAATCGCAATCTAGTTCTACGTCTAGAACAAACGAGCCATACATACTAGGCGTTCCCATATTCTTTCTCCATTTCTAGTCTGTTAATAAGGTAGTCAAGTTGTGACAAAGCCGCAGTCTTACCATTTGCCATGCCGCTCATATAACTAGCGAGAGAATCGCCAGAACCAAACGTCCGCGCATAGCGCCTCATGGTGCGTAGGTTATCAGCCTTTAGTGTCCGTAAGTTTTTTCTGAGGTAACGTAGCTCTTCTAATGTATTCATTGCCATACCATCCTTTGATAAATTAAAACATCACAAATAGTACCGTCAGCCGTCAGCTTTCTTTTATCTTCTTGAGCCATCTCTTCTGTCTTGTACAGGTCAAGCGACTTTTGATCTGCGACTGTATCGTAGTACTCCATAACCCAAACAAGTAATGGTTCATTCTCCATCTCTAATCTCCTTTAGTCCACTAGAAAAAATACCATTCATTAAAAAATCTATTTCCGCAGGGGAAAGTTGGGGCATTGCTACCCCAAAATCCTTGCGTCCTTTCTGCCAATCATCAATCTCCTCAAGGGATGCGGGTAACTCCACAACCTTTGGATGATCGTCAGTCAAGCAACAAACAAACCTAGTACGCGACATCCTTGACTAGCTCCTCGTCAGTTTTAGTAGCTTCTGCAAGTTGTGCCTCAAGCTCGACAATTCTATGGGACTGATTAGACACTGTAAGTGTTAATAAATCCATCTTCTCAACAACAGCCCGTTGATATAGCTGAGTGATCTGATCAAGTGTCATGTATTCCTGCATAAATTTTGTGGGATCAACCATACATTCATCAAAGCAGTAGTCAATAATTTCTTCTGGGCTATAACCATTTGATCTAGCAGTTTCAATGACATCAGTGATGCCATCAAACTCTATTTCAAATTCACTATCGTAATCATTGATATCTACTTCTGTTTCAACCGTAATGTAACCAGAGGCGTAAGCCATGATAGTTCTCCGTTAGTTAGTTAAATGTTTACCGCACTTTGAAGAAAGTCATAATGTACTTTTGATACATGAAAACCATCCTCAAATCTTTTGGTCTTGGTAGCCAGTGAACAGCACCAAGTATCCCATAAATTCTCTGTGCCAATGGTGTGGCAGACAGATATGTAATTAGAAATCTTCTTATCCCTCAATGTCTTAGACTTGATAGACTTAGAGAATGCCAAGTCCTTCTTAGGGATATTGTACATTCGGATATTGTGAACGTCAATACACCCGACTAGCCCAGCAGTTAGCTGGCAGACAAAGCCAGCCTTGGCTAGACCAAGCCCGTCGATCTGAAGAAATACATTCATCAGGGATAGCGCCTTGTCATCATCAGACTTAGATGAGTTGAGCACTGCCAGATACTGTGAATAAATAAAATCTTTGCGGGACATGAGGAAGTTGTACGTTTTAATTTTGTTGCCCCAAATAAATTTAGAGCCAATGCCCCACCGCTTCACATCTTTTAGCTGATCACCTACAGCGTACCAAGGCTGTTGGATACTCAGCACTACCATCAGAATCACATCCGAAAGATTGTCACTAGATAATCTAGAGTAATCTTGAACAGCTTTCGCATGAATGTTATACATAAGATCTCCTTATAGATTCTATAAGCTATACTCTTTTGAAGCGGGGCGAGTCATTGTATTGTTCAACATCAACTCGCAAGTCTCTGACTTCACTATCTAAATTCCATTCCAGATCCCAGAACCCTGCATCATGCAAGCGTCTTTTGAGATCAATAAACTGATCACGAGCGATAGCAGACCCCGGATAGTCATCCGCAAATTTAGAATGAAAACAAATACTACGCTCAATCCACGCACAATCCCAACTACTTTTATACTCGTGATCCTCATTACCATAGCGTAGACAGAACTCATTCTTGTCTCCAAGACTATGCCTGTAATACCAAACATCAAATGTGTCGTTTTCAATATCCATAGTAAATAGATAATCTTCTTCAGGGTGATTACACTCATTCTTCCACAACATATAAATATCTCCTATCCAAAGAACTCATCTAGCATAAGATCCCACAGAGAATTAGCTTCATATCTCGCAGGCCTAGCCTTCACAAGTTTGTCACCGATACCAACATAGATTGGTAACGACTGATCCATTTCTTTTTTACTTTTAGCTACTACATATTCCATGCCATCGGTAGCCTTGAAAGACTTTAGTTTTTTGATGTGACGCCATATAATCATACCGCCACTGCCGCGTTGCTCTCGTGATGCTACGTAATACATATTACTTTCCTCTATGGTTGTTGATCCATTCTTCCACTGTGTCATCTGAATAAGACGCATCAATCCAGAACTTCATTAGCTGATCCATAGACCACTCGCTTTGTTCATTGTGCAGGCAGTCCAGAATAAAAGAGCAATAGTCCTCGTCATTCATTGCTGACCTGACTAGCCTATTTGTATTTATCATGCGCTCTTGAAAATGTATGTGTTTCGGTATCATTTACTTCTCCTTATAGAATCTATAAGCAAAAAAAAGCCCCGAAGGGCTTTGATTTAGTAGTAACCTTCACGCACTCT